CTAGCTAGCTAGCCAAACAACCGTTCCAACGTAGTTAGCGTCGGCAGACAGGGGGGTCTTAGGATTGCGCTTGATATAACCATCGGGGTCAATAATAAACGCTGTTACCGTGGGTTCTAGCAGGTCAGTTATGCCGGTAAGCATGAAGGGAATGGCTGATTTCGGGCGGTGAAAATCAATAAGCCTGTCACGGAAAATTTCGGGTGCCGTTGTGAAATTCGGCGTTTTAAATTCCACCGTAAGCATGCACACTTTTCCTACTCGTTGTACGCTACTGTTAGCGTTTTTGAGGCTCTTATCCAGCGAAAACCCGATACCGTAAAGGTGGTGAGTGGTGGCGAGTTTTTGGGCGTTGGCGCGCTGGATTGCTGGAAAGTCTTTTACAGCGTCGGAGCCGTCGGCGTTGAGGTACCAAATTCCATCTTCGTCTTTCGTGGCCATGAGGGTTAGTTTCCTTTCCAGGTGTGTTTTTGGGCGGCCCACGTGCCGACCTGGGCGGCCCACACGGTGGTGTCAGTTTTGCCCCAAAGGCACGTTAGATCGTGTTCTACGTGGTCGTGGTAGATGCTGAGAGTGCCGCCTATGGGGATGTAGTCTTGAACGGCACCGATAGCGTTTTTCAGGGCGGCGGCATATCTATCCCCCGTGATTTGTAGGCGCCTGTTCGGGTTTTCCCAGGTGGCCCAGAGGGCGTCAGTTGTGATTAGGCGGGGTGTGACGCTGCTGTCGAGAGTGAAACGGCGGGGGCTTGTGAGCTGGGCTTTCACTAATTCAATGTGTGGCCTAGCACGGTTTAAGGTAGAGCCGTTTTCAATCGTGGGGCAGTATTTATTGGTGATGGTAGTCACATAGCCGCGGTCCCACTGGTCGAAGGTGTTGCGGATAACGGCATCGCCGGATGAGGCTTTGTCAGTGCCGAATATGCCGCCTTCTTGGTAGATGATCGTGGTAGGCCACCCGGGGGCATCGAAAGATACCTCACCGCCCGAGTCGATGACTTCAGCGGCGGATAAGTTGGTGGCCACCGCGGGGCGGCCCAGGTCGTAGGTGCTGGGCGCTATCGTTTCCCAGTTGGGCGACCACACTGGGAAAGCACCTGGGCGGCAGACCAGGGATTCAACGATCTGGCGTGTGGTAAGAAACGAATTACCAGGTTCGCGGAGGTCGATTTCGTATCCATCAAGTACTTCTAATTGTGGGATTGTTTCAAGGGCACGGCGGCGGCGGGCGCCATAGCTGGTAAGCGATTTCGCCCCACCCTGTTCGCTATTAAGCACATTTGACCAGGTGGGGGCCTCCGTGGCGGTGATAGTGATAAGCCACGGCGGCTTACCAGGGATATCAATGGGTTGAATGCTGATACGGTCGATGCGCCCTTGGAATAGAGGCTGGTGGGGGCGATGGTCAAACTTGACACTCACAGCGATTTGGGCACCAACCCAAGTGCCAGAAACCCCTTCCATGATCTGCGGAATCGCCAAGTATTGCACCTGTAGACGACGGTTTGCAGGTTCGGTGAACAGGCTTTCTCGCCCCCAGGTGATGCGGATTTCTTCGAGGGTCAAAAAGTTGTCGAAGGTAAATAGAAGGTAGCCTGGTGCTTTGACGGTGGTTTTTATCATTTCCGATATGGTCATGGTTACCACCGTTGGCGTTCTTGGTAGTCGCGTAGCAACTTTTCTAAATACCGACCAGTGCTTATAGGATCTACCGCATCATTGACTGTAATGTAATAGTTGTTGGTTATTACTGGTTGTACAGTGGCACTAAGCCGTCCAAAGGCGTTCACCTGGGCGAACGGCGACCTGAGCTGTGCGGTGATACCAGGTGTCGGCGTGCCAAACAGCTTGGCGGCGGCTGGCGGTACACCCTTCAACGTGGGCGGCGGCGCCGACGCCGTCAGCATGCTAATCGGGTTCACCTTGTCGCCAAACGACGTTACCCAGTCCCAGGCTTCTTTGATCTTGTCGATCACCCACTGAATGCCTTTGCCCACGCTCTTAAACCCGTCGACGCAGAAGCGCACAGCCTTGTCTACGCCATTTCTGAACCAATCGACCTTTTCGTAGGCGAGAACGAAGCCGGCTGTGAGGGCACCAACGGCGGTAACGACCAGGCCTATAGGGTTGGCTTTCATGGCAAGGTTAAGGAGGATTTGGGCGGCTTGCCATGCTTTGACGGCGCCGATAATGCCGTGGGCGGCGCCCGTGAGGGAGATAATGGCCACGGCGGCGGCTTGGAAAAGGCGGGGGTGTTCGCCTATCCATTGGGCTAGCCCAGCGAAGCGCTGGGCGGCATCAGAAACCACGGGGAGTAGAGCTTCACCCAGCGTGGCCTTGGCGTTCTCCCAAGCAGCTTTGGCGCGTTCTTGTTGCCCAGCGGCGGTGTCGGCTTCGCGGGCGAAAGCACCCGTGGCGTCGGCGGATTGCTGGGTGAGCAGGTTCATAATTGCCTGGGTGCGTGCTGTCTTGGCGGCTTCGCCTTCCAATTTATCGAGGCCCATGGCGGCCAGTTCCGCTTTGATGTTGGCTTCTTTGATCGAGATACCGTATCTCTCGATAGGGTCAGTCTCACCCTTGAGCAGGGAGGAAAGGGCGTTCACGGCGTCGCTGGTGGTGCCGCCGAAGGTGGCGGCTAGGTCGGCGCCCTTCTTGATAAGCCCGTCAGTAGTGCCAATCAATTCAGTTTGGCTGACACCCATGTTCTTGAGCTGCGCCCCCATGATTGACGCCAATTCCTGATAGCTGTTTTTCGACAGGCCTACCGCCTGGTGGGCTTTGTCAGCCAGTGCCTTAATCTGGTCGCCTTGTCCCTTGAAAATTGCCTCGACGGCGCCCGTGGACTGCTGTAACGCCGACGCCGAGTCGAATGCCTGCTTGCCCATAGCCACGACCCCCGCCGACGCCACGGAGAGCCCCGCGGCAGCTTTCTGAGCGCCTGATTCCAGCTTGCCCAGTTTGCCGTGGGTTTCGTCTAGCTCTTGGGAGGCGTTCTTAGCGTCGGCGAGGATTTTAATGGACAGGAAGGCGGTTTTACTCACGGTGAGCCTTTTCTAGAATTTCAATAGCGGTGGCGATATAGGTGTCGTCCTTATCGAAAAAGTGGTCAGGTTCGGTGCCCCAGGCCTTGGCCAGGCACATGAGCTGATAAACGGTAGTGTCAGGGCTGAAAGGGCTCGGGATCAACAACCCCATCAGATTCGGCGTCGGTGTCGGAATCGACGTCTTCGACGGTTTCTAGCCAATCTTCAAAGGCCTGGTCGGTTTTCTTCTCACGCTTGAGGGCAGCCCAGGCGCAGAAATGCAGCGCTAGGAATGGCGCTTGGGTGGCCTGAGGCCACCCCATGCGGTTGCTATAGATGTCGTAGCGCACCCGGTCGGCGGAAATAATATCTGTGGTCTGGGTGCGGTGGGCACTAGCGCCTTCTAGATATGTCACGGTGATGTTAGTCATTAGTGTCTCGATGCTCCTTCTATCTGGTCTAGTATCTTGTTGACGTGGTGCTCATACAGTCTGAGCCATGCGGGTTCGGTTTCCTGGGCGGCGTGGCTGACGAAAGGATTAGCTTTGATGCTGCGTTTTTGCCAACCCCAGTGGATGGGGGCGGAATACGGCACGGGCTTAGCGCCTAGGCGGATTCGGGCGCGGGTTTGCGTGGCAAACACCCGTATCGTGTCGCGTAGGTGCGTGCGCTTGTTTAGGGTGCTGACGGGTGCTTTACCGCGGGCGGCACGGGCGACAATCTCACCCGCGGCCTTGTTGACTTCCCTCATTTGCTTGAGGTCAGCCCCGGCTTTGCGGAGGCTACGCCTGAGTTCTTTAGCCCCGTGGATTTCTACCGCGGCACTCCCGCTAGCCATTAGGGCTCCATGCCGTTCACCTTGGTGGCTGGGGTGAACGTGGGCTTGGAAACGAACTCTAGCGTTAGCTTGGTGGTGTCGCCTTCACCAGCGTCACCGCCGACGTCGGGCGGATCAAGGCGAACTGTGCCCTCAAATTTCGCCCCGTCGATTTTGTTGGGTACGAATGTGATTTTTGCGGTCTCGCCCTGGTGGGCGTACAGGTAGCCGACGGCGCCCTTGAGGGTGAGGTTCTGGATGACGGTAGCGGTCAACTTGTAGGAGTAGACAGGTTGGGATTGGCCAACGCCACCATCGAGGAAATTCAGGGTTTTACCAGCCTTAACGCTGGAGTTTAGAATGCAGTTGGTGACCTGTGGGGCGATATCGAGGCCGGACGCGGTTTCGCCGATGACGAGGGTGCCGGGGCCGGTAACGCCGATTTTGTTCTGTATGGCCATGGGATTCCTTTAGTTTCGTGGCGGTTGGATAGTGAGTTTCATAGCGGGGCAAACCGCCCCTGAGGGCATGGTGACGTTGGTGGCAAGGTCGGTGTCGGTAATCATGCCCCCTACCACGCTGATAGCACGCTGGAGGAGGTCGTCGAGGCGCCCGACGGCGACGGTGATGTCGGCTTCGGGTGTGATGAGGTAGATGTCAAAACTGATCTTCAACGTGCCGTCGAGGTATTGGCCTTCGATCGACCGGGGACTGACCCACGCACAGTCGGGGTTCAAAAACTGAGGGTCATAGTCGGCCTCGACCCCCGCGGCGGTAAGCCGGTCACAAAGCTGTTCTAGCTGGTCTTTCACAAGGTTCACGAGGTTGTCCTATCCGACGCTTGGCGGGGCGTATGATCCTATGCCTAGCAACTGGGCGATATCGGGATCGTAGCGGGCAACGTAGATGGTGCCGATATCCCCCAACGTTTCAACGCCTGTGCTGGACTGTCGGCGACGCCACAACCGTGCTGCTAGCATTTCGGCGCCGAGTTTGACGGCGGCACTGTCATGCTGGGTGACAGGCACCCAGGCGGCGACCAGGGCATGCACAGCATCGCAGATAGCTTTGAAGCGCTTTTTATCAGCATCTATCAGGCCTAGCTGTTTCGCTACGGCGTCCTGGTCAATAATGTTCAGCGCCATTATGCCTTGAACTTGATGTATCCGAGAGCGTCGGGGCGGGCGACAACGACGGCACGGTAGCCAAACACGCCGTCATCAACTTGGCCCTTGGCAATGTCGAGGGCCTCAGCACGGATAGGGGAACCTGGGAGCTCGCCATGGATAATGCCGGGGGTTGGCCACGCGAAAATCTTACCCTTGGCCACCTGGTCGGTGGGGATGATGATATCCGGGTTGATTTTTAGGGTTTCCATCAACGCGGGGAGTTCCAGCTGCTTGATCTTGGAAAGGGCTAGCCAATCTTCGTCGTTGACGGCGATAGCGTCGGCATAGACACGGGCGGCTTTGTACACAGCGTGGTTGGCGTAGGGGATTGCTTCTAGCAGGCCTAGGCCCTGGGCGGTGAGGTCTTTTTCGGTAGCCTGGGCGATAGCGTCGGCTAGGGCCTTGTTGTCGGATTTGACGGCGTAGTCCTCGGCCATGCCCAGGAAATATTGCTCAATCAAATTGACTTTCTTGAAATGGATCCACTCAACAGGAAGTTTGTTAGCGCCTGCTAGGCGGGTAGCTTGTACCTCGACAACCTCGAAACTGGCTTCGTTGCTGGGCACGTCGGTGCCGCTCCCGTTCCATTCGTCGACGGTAGGACGAGTTTTCCAGCGGTTCGCTTCAAGCTTGAGGCCTGTTAGGTCTTGGTGGGTCATCTTGTCCACGAACAGGCGTTTGTACGGTTGTCCGTCCCATAGCTGGTCGATCCACTGCGGAGACGTCAACAGCGGGGATTCTGCGACTTTCATTTGCTTCAGTGCCGCGGTGAGTAGCGTTTGGTCGGCGGTGGGGTCGTCAAGGCGGCATAGGGCGTCGTAGATAGCGCCCGCGGTAAGCGGGGTGGTGCGTGGGGTGGCGGTGACGGTCGGCGGCATAGTGAGCCGCCCCGCCTTGCCACTAGCTGGGGTTTGGTGGGAGGCGGTGACCTGGGTGATACGGGAGGCAGAAAACGCAGGAACAGCCACAATAGCCACCGCGGTAAGTTGCCCCGCGGTGAGGGTATCACCATTGATTTCTTGACCGATAATCTCCATGCTGAGGGCGTCTCTCACACCTTCTTTGATATCCTTCAGGGCGGTATCGCCGTCGGGGGTGTCGGCAATGTGGAAGGAAGCAACGAGGCCTTGGTCGGTGTCTTCTACCTTGGTGGCGTAGCCCACGGGGGTTCCACCAGCGTCGGAGTGGTCACGGAACAACTTCAGGTGTTTGGTGTCAGCGGGAACTTGGATACTGCCCCGCTGGGCGGTAATAAGACCTACAGAGGTGTAACCGGGAGTGCCCCACGGGACGATAATGCCGGACACGGTACGGCTTGGGGTGTCGGTATCGGCGTTGTGGGCGGCGGTGAGGGTGGTTTGCGGGTTAAAAATCAGCGGTTCAGCGTCGTTACTGGCTGTCAGAAGCGGAAGCGTCATTGGGGTATTCCTTAAGGTGCTTAGGCGGGTGGTTGTCGGTGCTGGTGGTGTTGGTGGGAGGTTCCGGGGAGAGGATGGGGAGGTACTTATCTAGCCATGCGACCACTGAGGCGTTGGCGAGTACGCGGGTGACGGCGGCGGTGACGGCTAGGGTGGTGGCCACCCAAGGAATCGTTTCTATTCCCAGCTCATGGGCTATCACGGGCAGGAGTGGGAGAATACCGACGGTAGCGGCAATAGTGGTACGGGCTGTGGCGCGCCATGGGTACTTCACTTGCGTAGAATTCATTTGCCTAGTTCTTTTTCGAGCATGGCCATGATGGTGGCCATGCCGACGATAATGCCGAGGATGTGGGCGGCAAGGGCGATAAGTATAGCGATGAGCATTACTTGGCCTGGGCTTTGAGGTCGGCGAACCCGGGGATTTTCAGGGCGGCGCCGATAGCGGCTAGAGCGTCGACGACGGTTCGACCACCTAGCTGTGGCCAACCGGGGTAGGCGCCAAGGCCTGGTGCCCCGGTCATTTGGGCTTTGAGGTCGCGGAGGTACAAATCATCATCGTTCATGGGGTTTCCTTTCGGGGCGGGGGTGTCGGTGTCGTAGGCGCCGAGGTAGCCGTTATTGAGGCGTTCAGCGAAAGCGTGGACACGGGGGTCGCTGGGCGGCAGACCAATCTGATAATGCATCTCATCGGGGTAGTCCCAATCAGCGCCCCAGAAGATGACTCCCTCAAATTTGGCTAGCAGGGCCCTGACCTTGGCTTTTGTGGCGGGTGGCATGGTGCGCTGACCCCACGGGTATTTAGGGGCGCCGATATCCACGGCGGTGCCGGACATGTGGTTGCTGTTCCAGACGTCGTTGTCAGCGGACCAGCCCCACACCTGGGAGGTGATGGGCTCTACCAGGCGGTTGTAGAGGATCAACCAGGCGTTAAGGATGGTGGCGACGTCACCAGCACGTAGTGGCACTGCCCTAGCGGCTGGTACTACTATCTCGCTGACACATGCGGCGCTGGAGCACATCGGCCAACCGTTTTCGGAAGGCACGCCGATTTGGGCTTGGTATCGCATTATTCTTGGGCTTTCTGTTCTGCGGGGAGCTGGGCAGGAGCGGGCATGGGGGCGCTGGTGTTGTCGTCTTGGACGTTAAGCTTGGACAGGAACTCGATCATTTCGGAAGCGTCGACGCCGATGCTGGTGCCCCGCGGGACCACGTCGTCCATGCCCATTCGGGCGGTTACGCAGGCCAGAAGGGGAAGGACGCCGAAGGCTAAGAGTTCGGCCATGCGTAGCCCAGCGTTGGAGTAGTTGATGCTGCTTCCTTGGATTGAGGCGTCGATCATGGAGGCGGGTATTCCGCAGATGCGCGCTAGGTCAATGGCGTTGGCGTTGCGCCCTTCGATCAGCAGGTGTTCGGCGAAGGAGCCGTGTTCTTTGATTTCGGTGTTTTTCGAGGTGAACGCGACCCCGCCGTTTTTGCCTTTTCGGGCGGCTACCCACCCCGCCGTAAGCGATTGTTTTTCGTCTTGGCTGAGGGGGCGGTCGCCTGTGTAGTGGATTTCGAGGGTGGCAGCTGGGGTGTTGGTGGCGGTGGTGACGGCACGGGCTAGGGCGTTGGCTTCGGGCATGGCGTTGGTGCCGTGCCAGAGAATGCCTTGGTGGATACCAGGGATAAGCACGTATTCGTCGGCACTGGCGGGGCGGTCGCCGACGGTGATGGTGTCGTCGGCGCTGATTGCCCAGGCCTCACGGATTACCCGGTCTGCGGTGAGGACGTGCCCGTCAAAATCGCGGGTGACACGCCATAGTGAAGCGCCGTAAAACAGCAGGTCGTCGATGGTCCATAGCATGCGGTGATACGGCGGGAGCAGCCCGTCGGTACGGTTGATCCACTGGGGTTGCGGGTTGACCGGGTTGCCATCTTTTTGGGCGATGAGAATGGCGCGGGCGGCGGTGGTGCACAGCAGGTTTCGGGCGCGGCAGATAGCGGGTATGGCCATGGCCTGCTCACGGGAGATATCGCTGCTGAGGGCTGCTAGGGCGGTGGAATCTACCTCGGTGAGCACACCCGTGGTGAACGGCGATGACACGTCGTTGACCATCGCTTTAAGCGCTTTCCAGCGGGCGAATATTCCCATGGCCATAAACATAAACAGCGCCGACGATACGGCGCTGCATTCACGATGCGACCAGGGGCTACGGTATGAAAATCTCGGGTGGTTGATCCTCGATATGGCTATCCAAACCGTGCAGGGCCAAGGTGGCGGCCTCAAGGGCGGCTATCGACCCATGCGCCCTTTTCCGGTCCCACACCCAGGAGTCGCCGAGGTCGCGGGGAACAGCCACTTCAGCAGCGGCATCGAACGCCTGGTCAGGCCAGAACTTGACCTCGGGCACGGGTGAGGTCAGGCGATTATACAGGTTGCCGCATGCCGCGGAGAGTTCGCGGGTACGGATTTTAGTTACGGGGAAGTCGGCTTTTTTCATGGCTTCGTTGAGGACGTCACTGGCGCCTACGGCGTCGTAGACGGCAACCCCGCCGTGGCGGATAATCAGGTCACTTAAGCGGGGGATTACCCAGCGGTAACCAGGGCGAATGTCGACAACCTCAAAGGTCGGCACCGACCCAACGAGGCCACCCGCTACTATGGCGGCGCTGTCGCGGTCAGCGCTGACGGCAACGCCCCAAGCAGGCTCGGCGTCCAGCGGAATGGGGATAATGGCGCGGGCGTTCTCCCACACGGCTTCGGAAATGTGACGGCGGTGGCTGGTGGTCTCGCGGTTGCCGTAGGCGCGGGCGAACTCTTCCGGGTTGCCCATGTCGTTGTAGGCGGCTATCAGAGACTCCAGCGACTGGGTGTAGCCGACGGCGGGGTGACAGGCAGCTACAGCGGCTATGTCGGTGGCGTCAACTTCGGCGCCAATGCCCCAGTCGAGTAGAGCGCCTTGGCGTTTGCCGCTGCGAAGGTCGTCAACGTAGCCGTGGAACCACGAAGACTCAGCGTCACCGCGGGTTGATAGGATGATGGTCTGCGCACCTGGTCGGGTAGCGTGTGTAGGCGTGATTCCTTGGATAATGGCGGCACCCTCGACCTCATCAAATACCCAAGCTTCGTCAACGACGCTGAGGTCGGATTGGTCGCCGTGGCCTGCTTTTTTCCCTGGTGGGTGCGGAGTCCACACCGAACGCAACGGTCCCACGATCAGGGCCTCGGCGCCTTGGCTTTTATTCCTGCTGAACAGCGATTCAAGGGGAAATGCTGGGTCGACTAGCTCATCGGTGAACTTGAGCCAGTTCTTGCGGGCGTATTGCCCCGTCTGCGCCGTGTAATCGGCGAACGCCTTGCGGTGCTGCATTATCCGCTGGAGACACACAGCGCCGATAAGGTGTGTTTTACCGGATTGGCGGGGGACACTGATAACCACCAGGCTGTGACGGCGAAGGCCAGTGGCGGGGTCGATTTCACCGATAACGTCGGCGGCCCATTCCTGCCACGGCATGGGCGGGGTGCCCATCATCTCTAGGATGCGGCAGATAGCAGGCCCGTAGGTTGGCCCCGTCGGCCTAGGTGTTGCGAACCGCGGGGGTGCCGAAGTCAGCGAGTGCAGCAAGGATCTTGTCATCGGCGGCTACCTCACGAGAGGCCGGGGTCAGGCGAAGCTCACGGAGAACGTCGAGGTAGGGCCCTGTCAGCTGCGCCACGGCGTAGGGCTTGCGTTGCCAGAGGGCCAGGTCAAGAGCCTGTGCGTTCGCAAGGGCTAACCCGGCTAAGAGGTCGTCGAGGTGGTCGATGCGTCCTTCTTCGCGGGCTTTCTGTAGGGCCTGGGCGGCGGTTTTTCGGTGTTCGTCGGCGGGTTGGGCGGATTCGGGGTCGAACAGGGTGGTTTGGGTGGTCAT